GCGCGTGAAGAACCCTGCATCCGGAGACAGTCCAGGGCGGTTGGGGGAGAAGGTGTTGGACAGGCTCTGGCCGAGGTTGTCGAAGAATCCGGGCTTCGGGGGAGCTGCTCCAGAAGCCGCATATTCGCTGAAACCGACTCCGGGCCGGAACGTCGAACCTCCGGGAGGTCCAAGCTCGGCGGCGGTGCCGATCGGACCCGTAGCCCCTGGAGCGCCGGTCCCAGTAACCGCCGAGGCGGTGGGCGACGCAGGAACTGCGCCTTCGGCACCAGGCAACGGCCGTGTCGGGTCGATCGCCGCTTCCTGTGAAGCCGAGGTGACAGGCTGTTGCGGGCCTTGGAGACCTTGCAACGCCCCGGCGGTCAGACCGGCCATTGCACCCGAACGGAGTGCTTCGCCCGGCTTCATGCCCAGCGCCAAGCCAGCGCCAGTGCCTAAAGCGGCAGTGGTCAGGCCGGTGTTGAGTGCCGAGCCAGCGGCTCCAGGAAGGACAGAACCCACCGATGCCATCGGACTGAATCCACCGATCGTGCCCCCACCGCCGATGTAGCCCAGCGCCCCGGAGATTAGGGCGTCCTTGATGTCGCCTCCAGCAAGGAGAGAAGTTCCTGCTCCTGCCAAACCTGCTGCGGTTCCCATTGAAAGGCCCAAGCCTGCCGGCCCGAGGACCATGGCCAATCCGACTGTCGCCAGTACCCGCCCAACAGGGCTCTCCACCACCTTCTTGGCTACGTTGACGACGGATTTGACGGCGTCCACTACGCCACCGAAAACTCTTTTGAAGAACCTCTTGTAGAACTCAGGCAGCCCTGTGTCGGGGTTGATCGTCCCCGAGCCGCCCATGCGCTTGAGCATCTCCGCCTCTTCCGGCGTGATGTGCGCAAGCATCGTGTCGCCACGGCGGCCCTTGGAGGCAAGGTACTGCGCCATGTCGGCAAGACCACCCTCGGCCATCTGCATCGGGGGAGGAGCAGGCTCCTGCATGGCAGGAGCCATCGCCATCGGGGCCTGTGCGCCACGGATCTGCGAGAGCTTTAGCTCGTTGAGAACCGCGAGGATCGTGCTCAAAAGCTCGAGGTCATATTCTTCAGGCAAGTCCCCGGCATCCACAACACCCTGTTGGATGATCTGCGAACGGAGCTCTTTGTAGCGGCGAGGATTGTTGATCAGCTCCTCAAACATCTGGATGATGAGGCTGAGTTCCTCTGGAGCGATTTCAATGCCGGCCAAAGACTGGCTGAGTTCGCCTTGCAGGCCTGCCAAGGCGTTGGGATCGGACATGCCAAGCGCCGTCAGCGCGGCATCGTAAGAGTCAGTGCTCGCTACGGTCGGCCGCTCGGCCCGTGATCCGCGTTCCTCGGGCCCCGGCATAGGGAGCGCCATGATCCCTTCATTTTCCATGATGTTCCTTTCCTTGACTGGCCAATAGCCCTAGCGAGGGCTGCGCGCCGGGAAAGGACGCGAGATTGGCTGAGATTATCTGATAGGTCATAGGGCCCTGTCCACTGTCAAGTCCGGTCAATTTCCAAGTAGGAAAGCCAGAAATCGACGTCTGCAACGCTTGAGGTCACCTTCAAGACATCGCCAGCTTCCAAGATGCACGAAACACCCGACAACACGTCCATCGTCTGATTCGTGGGCAGCGCATAGGTCTTCAAAAGCTTGTAGCTGGTGCCGCCACCACCAGGATAGACGGCAACCGTCAAGCTTGTAGTGCTCGCATTCTCGTTGGTCACCCGAAGGGACGAGGCGACCGCTACATTGGCATCCGGCACTGTGTAAAGTGTCGATTCCGTTGTGGCGGCCGGTGTTGCGTACTTGCGCAGATACTTGTTGGCCATGTCACATCGCCGATACGAAGTTGATGGTGAGGATCACCGAAGGGATGGCCGGGCGCGTGGGGGAAGTGCCCGCTGCGTAGTGCTCAAGATAGACGTCAAGGCTGTCGGACCACCACGCGATCTCCAGATAATCGTTGGCCGGATTGTCCACGGTGAAAATGCCGGTAACCGCCGGGACCACATGCGACCAGATGGTAGAGCTCTTACGAGCCGGGATGTCGTAACGGGTATTGCTCAAGGCATAGTTGACGCCTGTGTCCTTGACCCAGACCTCGAACTCCGCCGCCGTGTTGCCACGGTTGGTCACTTGGAGCGTAAAAGTCACTAGGTACTGCCCAGCGCATGGTACTTTGATGCGACTGTTGTTGGTCACCGTGATGCCGTTGGAGAACGCCGGCGTCAGGGTCAGCAAATTCTCCCCTGTGATGCTGGCGTTGGCCTGATCATCCTCGGAGATCATCATCGCATTGGGCAAGATGATGCCGTTGCTGTTCTGGAACCCTCGAATCCCACCAGCAAACCCGCCGCCTGCACCACGGTTCGCGGACCACGTGGCGGCCGCCGCGATGTTGTCGCTGACAACAGGGGTGTAGGTGTTGTTGAGTTGAAAGATAACCTGCTCGAGCGATCGCACGAGCTGGTTGAACTGCGCCGCGTCGTATTGCTGCGACGCGTTGGGCAGCCGGACGTTGGTGATCTTGCTCATCGCAAGCCGTCTTTTTGTATGTCAACCCGCATCGTGCCAAAGCGCCAGTTGCTGTCCAACTCATCGCTTTCAATGCGAAGCTGAATCTGTCGCCCTCGCGCCCGCGTATCCACCTTTTCCGTACCAGGAGCGATAACGTACGGATCAAGCGAACTGGGGCTGGCGCTGGCTTGCGGGAAGGCCCGCAGCAACAGCCTGACCGTCAGATTGCCAACCTGGTTCTTGAAGTCCGGGATGAATCGGCTCATGAGCAACATGTCGTCGCCGTCGCCAATGTCGAAGTAGCCGGAGTAGATGTAGGCTGCGATCGGTGCGCCTGCGCCATTGACACCGTCTTCTTGGTTGTACAGCACCGATCGGCCTGCCGTGAGGCCGTAGATCGTGGTCAAAGTCGCAGCAGTGCTTTCAGGGTCGTACTCCGTCGCAGTCGGCTTCTCAAACGTCCCGATGTCTGCCCAAGCCGTGCGCGCCATCGATCCGATCGACCAGACGTTCTCCAGATAGTTGTAGGTGACGAAGCGGTCGATGTAGTCGCTGGTGAACGAGCAATACCACCACGTGACCTCGTTAAACTGCGTGTTGATCCCGATGTGGACCTTCTGCGCTTGGACGATGTTGATGTCCTTGAACACATAGTCCTGAACCGTGCAAGGGATCTTCTTCACCGTGCCGTCAAAGACAAAGAACGCGTCCTTGCTCATCCAATACGACACGCCGTTGACGTCCGCCGCTGCATGCGGCCCGATGCACCCGCAGTTGGCTCCCAACTGCTGGAAACCGAAGGTGTAGGGCGGCCCAAGATACTGCTGGCCATGAAGCGACGTGTCCGTCCAGATCAAAATCTGGCCGCGTGAGCGCAGGGCCGTGATGATTTCATTGCCGTCCGTGAGCCGTTGTCCGCCGGCCGTGTTGGTGGCCGTCGGCACAAAGGTGTTGATGTCCTCTTGATTGGAAAAGCGCACGAACATCGGATCCTGTGTGTTTGGCGTACCGATCGTGCTCTCGGTCCCAAAGCACACCAAGTGTCTATCCGGCGTGGACACCAGAGCGTATTTGCTCTTGGTCGGAGCCCCTGAAATAGCCGTGGCCCGCACACTCAACCCAATGGCAGGATCCCACTCGTAAATGCCCCCGTCCACGTATTGCAGGATCAGCTTTTCTCCGTAGTTGTCGAACTGCCAAACCTGAGACAAGAGCTGCAACGAAGCAGAAGGCGGACGAGGCGTGCCCCAAGTGCTCAAGCCCCAAGTGCCCGTGCCCCACCCGAAGTCGATGAAGCTTTTGTCCGCGCCCGTGTTTATCTGGTAGGCCGCGTTGGCCGTGCCGGCCGCTGTGGCCGTACTGGTCGCCGCTGTGGGCGAGGTGATGCGGTACTCGTTGGCATTGAGAACCTCGATAATCTCGAACTGGTTGTTCAAGCTCGCATTCGGAATGCCTCCTGGGTCTCCCGTCGTGCCGCTGAAGGTGACAAAGTCCCCTCCGATCGCGCCGTGCCCCGTGTCGTTGACCGTGACGCTGGTCGAGCCGTTCGTCGTGTCGAAGGTAATCGTGCCGGTGACCGTTCTGCGAATTGGAGTGATATCACCCCACGAACCGCCATAGAAGGCGTAGACCTTCTTGT